AGAAAAAATGAGAATAGGCATACCATCATTAGGTAGATTTGATAGAGGAGATGTAATCGACAGAGATCTTTTGCCTGAAAATCTTGGCTCTCTTGGTATAGATTTATCGAGCATACCTAGTGTCATGCCTGTAAGCATACAGAAAATGCCTCAAGCAGAACCAGGCACTCCGACTTGGTGGCAAGCAGCAGGATACACTTCTGCTAATGACGCAATCATGTCAGGTAATTTTAATTATGACATGAACAAAGGATGGCAGTTAAAACCAGGTGCAGTTACCCCTGCTATGGAAGAAATAGCAGCTAAATCTACTCCACCTACAAAGGACACCAGTTCTTTTAAGCCTTTATCTAATGTGGTATCTACCGACTTGGGACCCTTAGGAACAAGCGGAATGTCTGTTTTTGAAGACGAACCAATCACTATGGCTTCTGACTCAACGTCACCCATGTCACCCATGGTTGAGACAGAAGTCACCCTTCCAAGTTCCGATTCTGTTGGTATGAAAGCCCAAGAGTATCAAGATTTTTTAGATAAACTTGGCTCTACAAAGGTAGATGAGGAGCTTAAAAATTTATTCCCAACAGATCAAACTGACCCAGTACAAGCAGCTGTTGATGCTGCCGTGGGCAACGGTCAACCGACCACGGACGATACTATATTAGACCCAGATGATATGGTAGTAGGAGCTCAAATAGTGACTCAATATTACAATCCCGCAACAGGCGAAACTTTCACGCAATATAATACAGCACAACCTGTTCCAGAAGGTTTTATACCAGGCTCTCCTCCTGAGACTCCCGCACAACCTGATTTCATGACTCAACTAAACGAACTGATAGCAAGTATGCAAGCTGAACAAGCAGCAGCAGCCGAAGCACAAGCAGCTGCAGAACAACAGAGGCAAGAACAAGTCGCTGCTATGACACAGAATTACATGGTTGGGCAACCAGCCGTAGGTTATAACCCGTACGAAAGCGGACAGTATCAAAACAATCCATACGGTCCTGCTGGCGTACCTGCCATGGGCGGAATTACAACTATACCCGTTCCTGCAGCTTATAACCCTAATCCATATCCAATAGGAGGGACAACATAGATTTACTACAATTCGCGACAGCTGTATTGCGCGCCATAGATGAAAAAGAACAGCAACTTCAAGAAATACTCTCCAACGGCGAAGTCCGAGACTGGGAGCATTACAAGAATCTGACTGGTCAAGTCGAGGCGTTAAACTACACACGAGAAGAAATTCGACAACTAATGAAAAACCAGGAGATATAAATGCCAAATCCAAGCAACCTAGCCATGGAAGAACAATGGAAAAAAGAAGAAGCGGACAAGTCTGCTTTAGAAAAAGCTTACCAGTCAGGTAAGAAGAAAGGAGACGCGACCACGCTTGATCCTGATAAATTAGATTCAGAATTACTAGACCAATTGCCTTCACCAACAGGGTGGAGGATCATGATATTACCGTACAAAGGCCAAGGACAAACCGAAGGTGGGATTGTTCTAACGAGCGAAACTCGTGAGAGACAGCAGATAGGAACTCTGCTTGGCTATGTACTAAAAGTCGGACCACAAGCGTACGACGGAGAAAGATTTTCTACTGGCCCTTGGTGCAAACCAGGAGACTGGGTATTGATTGGAAGATACTCAGGATCAAGGATACAAATCGAAGGCGGAGAAATAAAACTGTTGAATGATGATGAAATCATCGCAACGGTTCCAGACCCAGAAGCAATTCTGCATCAATTTTAATAACCATGGAGAACGACCATGCCTGAGCATAAACTAAATATGAATGCCGCTGAGGAAACAGTACAGCTAGATGATACTGGTCCTGAGGTGGATGTTGATATAGACGAAGGTGGAGCTTTACCTATAGATCCCCAGCAACCTGTTAAACCTGTACTAGGTGACGAAGGAGCTGCGGAAGTAGTACCAGAGCCAGAACCTCAACCCGAAGAAGCGAAAGCTGACGACCACGAAGAATACAGTAAAAGTGTAAAGAAACGTATCGACAAGCTAACTGCTAAACTAAGGGAAGCCGAACGAAGAGAGCAAGCAGCAACGCAATTTGCAGAAAACGTAAAGAAAGAAAACGAAACACTAACACAACAAAAAACGAATTTAGATAGTAACTACATCGTAGCTGAGGCCAACAGGATTTCAGCTGAAACCGAAGCAACAAAGAATCTTTTAAGAAAAGCAAACGAAGAAGCAGACATCGATGCACAGACGAACGCACAACAAAAACTAGCAGCTCTTGCTGTTGAAGCTCAACGTGTACAAGCTTTAAACCAAGAGCGCACTGCAAGAGCAGCGCAAGCAGAACAGGTAACACAGGATATTCCAAGTGAGCCACAGCCACAGCCACAAGAGTATTCTGAACCAGATCCTAAAGCTCAAGCATGGGCAGAAGAGAATCCTTGGTTCGGAAACGACAAAGCTATGACTATGACCTCCTTTGCTTTTCATGAAGATTTATTGTCAGAAGGGTTTGACCCAGCGAGCGATGAATACTATGATGAGATAAATAACAGGATTCGAAACGAGTTTCCTCATAAATTTAATGAAGAAACTCAGACGAGCCAACCCGCTCAGACGGTAGCACCAGCAAAGCGAAGTGCAAAACCAGGGCGCAAAACTGTGAGACTCACACCCTCACAGGTTGCAATAGCAAATAAATTGGGTGTGCCTTTAGAAGAGTACGCGAAATATGTTGAATAACGTGGAGCAACGTAAATGACTGAAAATAATAAAAAGACTGACGAGAATCGTCAACCACGCGAAGCCCAGACTCGCGAAAAGCAAGTAGCGAGAAAACCATGGGCTCCCCCATCTGCTTTGGACGCACCTACACCTCCCGAAGGTTATGTTCATCGTTGGGTGAGATTAGAAATCAGAGGACAAGATGATCGTAAGAATGTCATGTCTAAGATGAGGGAAGGATGGGAACCTGTGAGAGCAGATGAATATCCTGACTTTGAATCTCCGACAATCGATGATGGTAAGTTTGAGGGTGTTATAGGCGTTGGTGGTTTAATACTATGTAGGATTCCTATTGAAACTGTACAGGAAAGATCTGAATACTTTGCAAATAAAACGCAAAGCCAGATGGATGCTGTAGATAACGATATGATGAAAGATGGTACGCACCCCAGCATGTCCATAAACAGACCAGAGAGGCAGTCGCGCGTAACAATTGGTGGAACTCAAGGTTCAGGTAACTAAGAGTTCTTTATATTAATTCTTGTAAATTAGAGAAAAGAATATGGCAAATGTAGATAAAGCCTTTGGTCTAAGACCATACAAAGGACTAAATGTCGGTTCAGCCGTTCAAGAAGCTAATAAATATAACATTAATCCATCAGGATACGGTACAAGCATCTTCCAAGGTGACTTAACTATATTCAACGGAGGATACATCGAAAGATCAGCAGCTAGTTCTGCTAATAACGTAGGTGTTTTATCTCATGTTTTTTATACAGCTACTGACGGAACTCCCACTTTTAAGAATTACTATCCAGCATCTACAACGGCACTTGGTAGCGGAGACATAGAAGCTTACATCTATGACGATCCTAATCAATTGTTTGTTGTTCAAGCGGATGGTGCTTCTACTATCGCAGCTGTTGGCAGAAATGCTGACACTGATGGTATTGGTGGTAGTACAACAACTGGCGTAGCTACTCGCGAGCTCGACTCTAGTACACTAGCAACAACCCAAGGCCTTCAGCTTAAGGTTGTGGGCGTAGTTCAAGACGATAAAAACGGAGACCTTTCAAGCAATAATGCGAACCTAGTTGTTCTCATTAATGAACATGCTTACAGAGGTCCTGTAGCTGGAACATAAGGAGTAAATTAAATGGCAATTTCTAGAGGACAATTAGTCAAAGAGTTACTTCCAGGCTTAAACGCATTATTCGGTCTTGAGTACGACAGATATGAAAACGAACATGAAGAAATTTTTGACGTTGAAAACTCTGATCGTGCTTTTGAGGAAGAAGTAATGTTGACAGGCATTGACCAGGCACCCGTTAAATCAGAAGGAGCTGGCGTAGCGTTTGATTCAGCCCAAGAGGCGTTCACGTCACGTTATACCCACGAAACCATAGCTTTAGCGTTTAGCATCACAGAAGAAGCGGTAGAGGATAACCTATACGACAGATTGTCGGCTAGGTACACTCGTGCGCTTGCAAGAAGTATGTCAAACACTAAGCAAGTCAAGGCGGCAGCTGTATTGAATAATGCTTTCAATTCAAGTTTCCCTGGCGGCGATGGAAAAGAACTTTGCGCAACAGATCACCCAACTGTGGGCGGTCCTAATTTGAGCAATGAGCTTTCAACATCTGCTGACCTAAGTGAAACTTCACTTGAGCAAGCATTGATTGATATTGCAGCCTTCACTGACGAACGTGGTTTGAAAGTAGCTCTTCAAGGAACTAAGTTAATTATTCCTAAAGAACTACAATTCGTAGCTGATAGAATATTGGAAACTCCAGGCAGAGTTGCCACGTCTGATAATGATATTAACGCCATGAGAAACATGGGTATGATCCCTGAGGGATATACAGTTAATCACTATCTGACTGACACTGATGCTTTTTTCATTAAGACTGATGCACCGAACGGTTTCAAAATGTTTAATCGTTCACCAATCAGAACTTCAATGGAAGCGGATTTCGATACGGGTAATGTTAGGTACAAAGCTAGAGAAAGATACAGCTTTGGATTCTCGGATCCACGTTGCGTCTTTGGTAGCCCAGGAGCATAACACTCGATTAGTTTAATGGAACCCAGCTGGGGGTTTCTTACTCAACCCAGCAACCTTATCTTTTCTACACATTTCTATTTTTTTCTGATACGATAATCTCATACCGAGATAATTTGTTATACCAACTGACTCGGCAGACTCACTCCAAGATGGTGTAACACATTTAGTTAGGAGAAAAATATGGCTAAATCAACATTTTCAGGACCAGTCAAATCTTTGGCTGGATTTATATCAGCAGGTAGTTCAGCTTTTGTTAGCTTAACAGCCGATACTTCACTTACAGTAGCAGCACACGCAGGTAAGATACTTACTTGCAATGATGCAGATGGTAAATTTACTTTACCTTCAATCGTAGCTACCACTCCAAGTGACTCTACTGATCCAAACCAACTTAATAACATAGGTGCAAGTTTTTTCTTTGTAGTAGAAACAGCTGCTACCGATATGGATATTAAAACAGATGGAACAGATAAGTTTGTTGGAGGCCTTTATACAGGTGTTAACAATGCCACAGGTAAAACTTTCATATCTGGCGCGTCTAATGACGTAATCACTATGAATGGATCAACTAAAGGTGGACTCGCTGGTAGTATCGTAAAAGTTACTGCAATGGCTTCTGCAAAATATGCAGTTGAAGGTATTATCTTAGGTTCAGGAACTTTAGTAACACCATTTGCTGACGCTTAATAGGAGACTAATATGAGTTCAGATGTAAAAGCATCCGTTCCTTTAACTAGCTCAGGGAGGCTTCAAGGTTTTATTGGAGCATCGGGAGCTGGAACTGCTACTAATTTAGGCTCACTAAGGATACAGTCTGTACAAGCTCAATCTAGCGATGCTGACGCACAGATCATCATATATGATGGTTCTAGCGCAAGTGGCACTAGAATAATAGCTCAGTTTAAGTTTGGTTCTGCAGCGAACGAATCTTTCGATCACTACATACCAGGCATGGGCTGTCGTTTTACAGAAGGAGCTTATGTAGCTTTGACTAACTGCGACTTTTTCGTTGCATATTACAATTAAGGATTAGATATGTTTAAAAAGACTAAAGGTTACGCTCAAGGCGGTAAAATGAAGTCCAAAGGTATGAAAACTGGCGGTATGACCACCAAAGGTTATAAAAAAGGTGGCATGACTACCAAAGGCTATAAAAAAGGCGGTGTAACCACCAAAGGTTATAGAATGGGCGGTGTAATCGCTATGAATACCAAAGGTAATAAAAAAGGCGGGAAAAAAGGCGGAAAGCCCTAAGTGGCCTATTTACATAGCAACATACCCCACTTTAAGTGTTGGGTAAGGAAAGAGTACACCCACAACCACGAACGGTTTCATGGCGAGTTTTTACACGCCATGGCCG